AACATGACGACTCAAAGTAATTTAGTATTACCAGCAATAAAAGTGATTAACAAAGAGTATGGGTTACACTTGACCGATACTGATATATACATTAACGAGGAAGTAATATACGTATCAACAACTAAAATAGCTGAACTCTTAAGAACCAGCCACCACAATTTCAGTAACCAGTATGCAAAGCCTTTAATGAAAAGTGGTGTGGACAGGGTGGTACTCGGCAGGCATAAATACTATAACATACAACAGGTTTTAGATGTAATTGCCTGTTCGATCAAAAAACAAAAAACTATATTTGAAGTATGCGAGATAAAAATTAAAGCTAAAAAGAAAAGAAAGAGGTGAGCCGTGGGCATGAGAGAATTAGAAAAAGCCATCTTGTCAGAGGCTAGATGTATAACTAAAAAACCTAAACTGAAAATGGTGGATATACTTGAATGGTCAACAAGTAAAATTCAGAAGCACGAGGGGGAGACAATATATAAGTTGCCGGATATAGAAGTTAATATATCAATCAAAGATTAAGTTGTTAAGATAAAAATTAAAGCTAAAAAGAAAAGAAAGAGGTGAGTCATGGCTGCTGATGCTGTAGTAGATGTTGTGGTAAGATATAAGGGTATCAAATGCCCTAATCCAAATTGCGGATCGTTGGATAACTACAAAGGTGGTCAGAATCTAAAGACCACTGATTGTGTTACTCGCAGGAAAGAGTGTAAGAATTGCGGCACTGTATTCACAACGGTAGAGGTGCCTGTAAAAGTGGTGGAGATAAAAAATAACCACACCACACAGTAAAAATGTAACCGAAACAAAATTAAAATAATAACTAAGAAAGGTAAAGGTGAAGCGTGGCAACATTAGCGGAACAAATAGCAGCAAAGAGAAACGCAGCAGGCATTACAGCACAGCCCACAGCGGCTGGTGCTGGTGCGGCCCTCGGTGGGGGTGGTAAACTGGCCTCGGTCAGAGAGGCTCTACAGACGGCCTCAGTGGGTAACAGAAAGAACGATATGCCTATAGGCACAGGTATCTTTTTGTTGAAGTCTGGTAAGTACGTCGTTACCGATTCCGACAAGTACAAACTGTCGTCTTTCTCTTTCCTATGCCTCAAAGGTGTAGTAGACGCTGCCGGGATCGCTCACGGTACGCCGGGGTATACAGGCCCGATACCTTTTGAGACTTACGAGACAGCAGTGTTTCAGGATTTCAGTCCCAAGTATGTCAAAGGCACCATGTCTAAAAACCTGAGTGCTCTTAAGGCTTGCATGGGCTGGACTGCTGAAAAAATCAAAGAGTACCAAAAAACGGATGAGGGAGCAGACATACTTATGGGACTGCTCAAAGGTCTGATGTGTGTGGACATGGACAAAAATACGCCTACCGGAGAGCCTTGTATATTCTCCAATCAAGTCGTTATTCAAATGGTAACAAAGCCTTCTATTGTTGAGCAAAAAGACCCCACCACAGGAAAGCCTTTGTATACAGACGATAAAGGCACAAAATCCGTTAAGACGTATATCAATAACTTTTGGGATAAGAAAATATCCCTAATGGAGTTGACGGATATCATCACGGATGATGAAATAGTTAAGGCTTTCGGAACCTCGGAAGCTTTTGTAACCGCTGTTGAACTGGAAACACAGACAGCAGCAGCGGGGTAAGGAGGCAGGAACTGCATGGATGCTGTGCGGGAGGACTTAGGCTCTCCCGCTTTTTAGAGAGACGAGAGAGACACCGGAGACAATAGTATGTTAGGCGTTATGCCTTCAAAACTAGTTAAGGGATGCAACTCCCTACAGGGCACTGAGAATCTTATACACTTTCAGAATAACTGTCAAGAAGTGATGTTGTTGAAAGATATGCTTTCTAGACAGTTCAGAACAGATGCCCATTTCACCAGCTACAATCTAACAGGTATGCCACAATGGCCCCGGTTAAACATTTCTATCCTCCCAGAGATTAGAGAAGAGGGAGAAGATATCGTTTTAGCTTTCCTTACTTTCGATTGGGATAACGCCGATCATAGTGGGTGGACTGATGAACTTCTAAACGAATTTACAGACCTCCTAGTAAACTGTACCGATCCTGTTATATCTGCATGGTCTGCAGTATATACCACTAAACACGGTGTCCGTATTATATACACTATGTCTCAAAAAGTTCCTGTAGATGAGGCACAGCTACACCTCGCTTGGATGTTTAACCACTTCAAAGAAAACGGTTTCAATAATATAGATGAAAGCTGTAGGGATTGGACTCGATGTATGCGGTGCCCTCAAGTAATTCGGGACGGTGTGCCTACATGGGAACAGACTTATTATTCATGCACCACACAGGATGTTTTACTCAATATGGATTTAGTAGGTAAACGATCTGTGGTTACTGTGCCACGTAAAACATATTTTAATAAAGAGAAGCAGGAAATACCGGCATACGATCAACTCGAAAAACTCATAGTAGTAAAAGACGTTATCACAGGCCGTAATAAACAAACCGAGTTCAGTAAGAAAGCTAAAAAGGCTTTGAAGGATTCCGGCTATTTAGATATACTCTTCAATAACGCCGCACCTGATTGGGCCAAGGGAAGTCGTAACGATGAAATAGTTAAGATGATAGGTAGTGTCACACCCGTACTTTTGAGCCATACCAGAGCTTCTGTACAGCATATATTTGCACTTGTGATAGAGCCTCTCTTAACTTTAGAAAGCGATCAGGATTGGCTGGCTCACGGTTGGAACGCCCTTTTAGATATTTACGAAAGGGAAGTAAATAAAATAAACCTCGACAGGGAAGAAAAAGCCCAAGAGGTTTCTGATGGTATTTCTCTGCTGGATACTATGCGGGAGGGCATGAAAGAGTGGTGCAGTCACCCTGACTTAATAAACGATGAGCACAAAGGCCGAGAGTTTATTTTAGCTAATTGCATAGCGTCGGCTCAGGGCTATTTATATCTGATGGAAGCCGATGGTAGGTATTTAGATTTCGCTATAAATAAAGATCAGGTTATAAGCAGGATTAGACGCACATCCCTTGATAAGATTATCTCTACAACTAAAATAAACTATACCGGTGAAGAAAACGATGTGCCGATAAGTCTAGTACTAAACGACTTCTGCACACCTGTCGCTGAGGTTCACATGAAGCCCGTAGGAGGTGCCGGTGGGTACATAGATGATATAAATGGTGAGAAGCCTACACTCGTCCTGAGCACGTTCTGTAGAAACGATACGCTTATCCCTAAATTTGATCCTTTTGTGGATGAGTGGCTAAAGCACCTGTTTGGTGAGCACTACGATATAGGCTGCTCGTGGATAGGTAACGCACTGGCTTTCGAGGAGGGCCTTATCTGTGCCTTGAGTATTGAGGGGGCCTCGTCCGCCGGAAAGAAACTACTAACAGAGGGACTGTCTGAGTGTTTGAAACGTCCTTACGTCGCAGGGCCAGAGGCTATGTATCACCAAAGTTCTGCTTTTCTGAAAACACCTTTCTTAGTAGTAAATGAGGCATGGCCCCGTATCAGTGGTGCTACCTCCCCGGCAGATAAATTTAAGTCTTTGACCGGTGGGGATGGTATAATAGTAAATGAAAAGTTTAAGCCTTCGGTCAGGGTACTTTGTCCTGTACGTTTGATTATGACGGCTAATGATGATGGAATTATTAAAGAGCTTATAAGCGGCAAGGACATGGGACTTGACAATAGAATAGCTATCGGTGAAAGACTGTATCATATCAAAGCAACGTCCAAAGCTATGATCTACCTACAGAGTATCGGCGGTCGTAGTTTCACTGCAAGAAAAGGCCAACGATGGATCAGACCTGACAGCGGTTCAGACGGTTCTAATTATGTAGTGGCCAGACATTTCCTGTGGCTGTATAAAAACAGGGACGTAGTAGACGCTACCCAAAGATTTCTGGTGATGGGCAACTGTGCTCCCGGTACCGGTACCGGCCAGTTAAATGTCTTAGAAAAACTACTGGCCGATAATAACTTTACGCCTACGGTAGCTCTGGCGATCATCGAAATGGTAGACAGTAAACAGGGGCAGTGGTCACAATATGTTAAAACAAACCAAGAGTTTACTAAAATATGGGTAACTCGGTACGGTGTACATAAGTATGTTAAAGAAGTGCTTGAGGAAAGAGTTACCGAGAAGGATATTTATTCAGGTATGCTAAATCTGATGGAACGTGTAGAGCCTGATAAGTACAATGAGGTTCACTGGTATGAAATATCTGTAGAGATTCTATCTATGATAGCCACAGAGAGAGGCATTGCCCAGACTCACGTTAGAAATATTCAGATCAACCGTATAGAGAAAGGCTTGGTGTCCGCATGAACACACTAATAAAAAATAAGAAAAAAGCTTTACGAAAAGCTAAAGTGCTTAGACATACGATGAGCAGGTTTACTTTATCTGGGTTGGTAGCAGTATCCCGGTGTCTGACATGCGGCATGATGCTATACATTGCTGGTGCTCCTAGTCTTAGGCTATACAAAAAGACAGTTTCGGGAGAAGCTTCAAGACAACAATGTTTAGGAAGGCACTACACAGTAGCAGAAGCAGTCGAGTATTACTATGAGCAGGAAGGCTTGGTGTCCGCATGAACACACTAATAAAAAATAAGAAAAAAGCTTTACGAAAAGCTAAAGTGCTTAGACAAAAGAATAAGAGAAAAAATCTAGCAGAGATATTTAGAGACATGAAAATAGATTTTGATAAAAACCATAAACCAGAAACCCTACAGTCCGCAGGCTGTACGGGGCAATGTACAAACATGGGCGATTCTAGTAAGCCTAAGTGTGCTGACTGTCCTAATAAGCAAGAGGACTATATCTACTAATGGTAAATGTTGACGAAAAACATAAAGATATGTGGACAAGTGCTTCTGCTATTACGGACGCTTCAGATTGCTTCCGTAGATGGTGGTTTAATAAAGTAATTAAGATGCCGCAGGATCAACGCAAGGCCACTATACTTGGCGATGTATTCCATGCTGTCTTGGAAAGGTATTTTAGGGCTGATGATAGGGGCCTTGACGATAGAGGTAACTTAATAGAACTGTACCCTGCTGGCTGGAAAACCATGAAGAGTCGTTTTGGAAAAGACGATACGTTATACACTATCACAGACACAGAAGCTGCTCTAGTAAAAATTCTGATAACAGAGGCTATAACTCAGGGTATATTAGTAAGGGAACCGGGTAGGATAATCGAGCGAAGTATAGATATTCCTATACTCTCGCAGGGCAGGACTAAGGCTATACTAAAAGGATTTATCGATATCGATAGTCCAAGGTCTATTACAGACCATAAGACCGCTAAGAATACAAACTATATCTTATCGAAAGCTAAGATTAAAAAAAGTATTCAGATGATGATTTATGGCTACGCTAAATATGTGGAAGGTCATAGAAATAATCTCTGGCTGACACATAATAATTTTATAAAAGATTTCGATAACCCTCAAGTGATCCAGAGATCAGTCGAAGTAACTGCGATGGAGATAGTAGAGTTTTTCCAAGAAACTATCGAGCCTATACTGAAAAGGATGCTCAACTATTATATTAAATATCCCAAGACTTCAATACATAAATGGAGAGATATACCGGGAGCCAATAACCCTAACCAAGCATGTAACCATCATTACGGTAAGCCATGCCCGTACATAGGAGTATGCACAGCCACATGCAGTATAGATAACTACTTAAGAAAATACGGATTAACAGTAAATGAATTAGTCGGATACACCGACGAAACAGAGAAAGGACCGAAGAAAATGGGCTTAATGGAAAAAATCAGAGAAGAAAAAGCAAAGAAAGCGGCAGCGGCAGCAGCAGCAGGTATCTCGCAGCCAGCACAACCGGAACCAGCACAAGCGGCAACGGCGGTAGTAGAGACCGCAGAGCCTGTAGTAAAGTCGGGAGGTATGAAGGAACTCTTGGCCAGAATGGTGGGCAAGAAGACTGCAGCGGAGCCTGAGCAAGCAGCAGCCCCTGTAGTAGAGCCAGCGGCGGCGGTAGTACCAGAACCAGCACAGCCAGACTTATCGGGTAAGCAGGTAGCACCTTGGTACACAGACTACAACGGGCAACTGTGTGTAGCCTGCTCAGATAACGCTGTACCGGGCTACAATTCTGAGATGGAGCCTTGTCGAATTTGCGACATTCGTGCGAAAGAAGCAGGTAAGCCTACATCAGAAGACTACAAGGTTGACGTAAACACAGATGGCTCGTTGACGTTCACTTATACAGGTGTGGCCAAAAGTGCCCCTGCGGGTGATACGACCGTCAAGGTAGTAGCAGAGAAGCCTGTAGTTAAGGTTGACATGCAACCGGTCAAGGATGCAGCGGAATTGAAAGCGGTCAAGGATGCAGCGGAGCAGTTCAAAGAGTCTGCGGCACTGCCTACAGCAAAAAAGGTAGAAGCAATGATGAAAGGCCCTCAGAGTTTTACTATGCTGATAGGTTGTACCTTCGCTAACGATCATACCGATCTTGTTATATACGCAGATAGTCTGCTCGCCAGTGTGTTAAATGATGTCGCTACTGCAGCAGGTAAAGAAATAGCTTGTGTAGAACATTTCGCTTTAATGCAGGCTATAGATGCGATGATTCCGTCGTTGCTTCCAGACCTGAAAGGCTTTACTGTTATATCTCTACCGCCCTCCAAGGGATCGGCACATGCCCGGCTCATCGATGGCTTGAGATTACACGCTACAACAATTATTTTTCCTTTTGCGGTATAAAATGGTAAGTTATTTGGATATACTAAACGGAGCCTCTCTCGCTCCTCTCTCACCGGTTAAGGCAGGGGTGGTCAGTCCCACCCTGCCCCCGGTGCCTCTTACCAGTAATCCGGTACTGGAGAGGTTTAGGACTGTCACAAGTAAGATGAGAACCACAGCACAAAATAGTATCAGGCAAGAGATCGAGAGGATTATAGCGTTGCCTATAATCGGTAACCCTACCGAACAAGAAATAGCAGAAGTAAGCGAGTACTATTGTCCTGACGGTAAAATCCTTCTATACCCTGAACAAGTCAAAGCTATAATGCAGTATCACGAGTATGGAGGCCAAATCGCCCCGGTCCCTGTCGGAGGTGGAAAAACTTTGATTAGTGTTATGATCGCTAATGATGCCTATAGTGTTTTTGGTAAACGTAAAATTTTACTTATGAATCCCCCTAACCTGATAGACCAACTGAGAGATACAGAGCTACCGTTTTATCGCAGGCACATAAGTATAAATGCTCCTTTCTACTGGCTGGCCGGTAGGACTGCTCCTAAAAGGATGCTTCTGGCCAAGTCTAAAAAGGCCGGGTGTTACGTAGTATCTTACAGTCTTTTAAGTGGTGCACAGGGAGCAGAGATAATAGACGCTATCGAGCCTGACCTTATTATAGGTGACGAAATACATTCGATTGCCTCTGCTAATGTGTCGGCCAGAGGTAGGAGATTCAAAGCCGCTGTAACTAAATTCGATCCTCAGTTGGTTGGCCTGTCTGGGACTATAACAAAAAAATCACCACGAGATTATCACCACCTTGTAACACATGCCCTGCAGGAAAACAGTTTTATGCCCCGGCCTAATGCTATAGCTGAGGAATGGGCTAAGGTGATCGACTGTAATGCGTCTAACTTAGATGAGTTTCATAGTAACTCTGTCCCTCAGCCCGGACCGATCAAGCCGTTAATAGAGTGGGCTAAAAAGAATTTTCCAGCAGAGAAATTCCCTAATAACTTGGTAGGCTTTAGGGCCGCATATAATAAACGCATGATTACATGCCCCGGTGTAGTGGCCTCCAACGGAGAGCAGTTAGGTGTATCGCTTAGAATATCTAACGTAAAGATAACCAAGGATGAAAAAGAAAATAGCAAAGGTTGGGATGAATTAAAAAGACTTGTTAAACAGCTTATCAATAAATGGATAGCTCCAAACGGTGACGAAATAGATCATGCTATGCACATCTGGCGATGGAGATATGAGTTAGAGGGTTTTGGTTTTTATAATAATTTATTCTGGCCTGAAGCTGAAAAGGTAGCCGCAAGAAAAAAGCTATCTATTCCCGACGCCACTGATATTTTAGATAGATCAAAACACCACCACGAACTACATCAGGAGTATATGAAAACTCTAAGAAGGTGGATAGGCCGCAGAGCTACCAAAGGATTAGACACGCCTTTCCTCATCGCAGGTGATATGTTCAGGAACGCAGACAAGCATGTAGGGCACACACTCTATAAGTCTTGGAGCGATATGAGAGAAGCTAATTTCGATGGCATCTTAGAACGAGAAAAAGCAGTTGTACGGGTATGTGATTTCAGAATAAATAAAGTAATGGAGTGGGCTAAGGAATGGCATAAGAACAACCCGAATAAAGGTGCTATTATCTGGTTCCAGAACAAGGGTGTATCTGAATGGTTAAAAGAGGCTTTCCTACATGCCGACTTACCTATGCTATACTGCCCTGCAGGTAAAGCGGGCAAGGCTAATTTAGAAGATCGTAAACAAGGAGACAAGTTTGCTATAGCCTCTATTAAGTCATACCACAAAGGATTAAACCTACAGTACCACCACGACACAGAATACTTTGCACAGTGGCCCAGAGAGGCCCACATAGCAGAGCAGTCGATAGGTAGGACTCATAGGAACGAGCAGCCATCGGACGAGGTGAGGGTGTTCCAGAGTATCTGCTCAGAGTTCGACAAAGTTTTGTTTGCAAGCTGTATAAATGACGCTGCATATATTCACCAGACATCACAAAAGCAGAAACTTATTTACGCAGACTACGACGAGAGACCTGCTATTTTACCGTACTCGGTTCTTATAGAATGGGGCACGATGGCACAGCAGTTAGATAGAAGTAGTGAGCAGTTACTTAAAGATAAATTTAAGGGAAAATAAAATGCCATACACACAAATAGAATACACAAGTGGGCCTAGTGACGGGCCAAGTAACGCTAAAGAAGTAAAAGCTTTCGTCGGTGAGGTACCCCCATGTTCCGTATGCGGTGACTCAGGAGAGTTCGACGGAGAATATGGAATCGAGGGTTGCCCGACCTGCTGTTCTAGACTAATACCTTTTATAGATTTTGAGGGTCACAGAGGCTGTATCGATTGGGGTGATACTGTTACAAGGCATAAAGATGGTTTGCGATTAATTACAAAGCGGAGTAAAGAGGACTCAAAAAAGGCTAAGAAAATAGACGGCTACAAAAAAGGCGACGTAGTAAGAGTAGCACCTGAAAACCTAAAAGGTATTGTTGTCGGATTCAGGGGACCTCTACATATTCATGTTATTTGTTTAGATGGTATGAATTGTTTAGCAACTGTGCAGAATGTAGAAAGTATATCGGACTTAAATATTTTTGATATGCTAAAAGATCAAGGTATTATTTAATAGGTAGGAAGGACGCTGATAAAATGAAACTTATGACCACTAAAAAGTTTAACAAAATAATCGAGGCTACCAAAGTAGAAACACGAAAAGAGGATGCCAAGCTTGTACATGATACACTGTTTGAAAACGCCCGGTTAAGAGTAGCGTACACAGAACTACTTAATAAACTAAAGAGATTGAAATGAGCGTATACGTAGATAGCCTAAATCTTTTTCAGCGTCCTGATAAAGCATATACTTCTAAGGTAGAAATAAATGTTATAAAGTCTTGTCATTTATTTGCCGACTCCAAAGAAGAGCTTGAAGGGTTTATAGAAGAGATTAACTATAGCCGTCCTAAGTATCAGCACGAATTAGCTATACCTCATTATGATCTACTGAAAGATGATCGTAAAAAAGCTATAGCTGCAGGGGCCATAACAGTTAGTACCTCTGATTTTAACGATAGATTATTGGGCATAGTCAGAGATAAACCCAGAGTATACGTAGATAGCCTAAAGCCGAGTATAAAAAACAAAAAGTGGAAGTACGATAAGAGTTGTCACATGGTATCCGACTCCTTAGAGGAACTCCACGCCTTCGGTAAAGAAATGAAACTTAACATACTGTGGTTTCAGAATCGCATAGGCTTGCCCCACTACGATCTTACCGAGGGTATGAGAGAAAAAGCCGTAGCTATGGGAGCCGAGGAAGTAAGCAACGCTTTTATAGTAGATATGATAATTAAAAACAGAAAGATTGAATCTAAACAGAAAGAGGAAAAAGCCATGCCGACCGAACCTGTTAACAAAGAAGCACCCGTAGTAGCTTTCGATACAGAGACTGATCTGATGTCTTACGAGAATCCTATATCGGAAGTTATGTGTATGTCGTACTGTAACGCAGGAGAACTAAAAGGATCACTTATAACACCTTGGGAGCACGACATATCAAAACAGTTGTCTGTTGCTTGGGCTATGTTGCAACACCATGTAGGACATAACGTAGCTTTTGATTTATCTGTCTTGGGCTACCATTACCCTGACCTGATGCCTCATATATTCGCTGCTCTGGATAACGGTATTATCCACGACACCCTGATAAGAGAAAAGCTTTTAATGCTCACCCTACACGGTAGCATTGACTATATCGAAGTAAACGGCTGTACTGTCTGGCTTGATTATAGTTTGGCTGGTCTTGAAAATAAGTATTTACATATCGACCGATCTGATTTGAAAGAAGATGCCGACGCTCCCCGGATGAATTATGTTATGTATAAGAATGTCCCTCTCGTAAATTGGGATGAGAAGTTTGTTACTTATGCTGTGGACGACTCGATAAATACCGGGCTTATCTATGAAGCTCAGGAGTTGGAGAGGGCCAAGTGTATTGAGATCACCGGGCATGATCCGTTTAAGGTTGAGACTTTCAGGGTCAAGGTATCTTTTGCCTTGAGGCTCTTGGAGTGTATGGGTTCCAGAATGGACCCGGCTAAGGTCTTAGAAGTAGCTGAGAAATTCCGCACAGAGTATAATCTCCCCAGACTCAGAGGCCCTCTGATAAAAGCAGGGCTGCTCATAGAGGCCGTACCAGCTACACCCTATGCCAAGGGTACCTTAGTTCATACAGAGGCTTGTAACGCTCTCAAGAAGGTTAAAGAGCATAAAGCATCACGTAAGGCTAAAACATGCGGTTGTCCACCTAAGATGAAAGGTGGTGTGAAAGAGAAAAGCCCTACAAAGCCTCTGTTTCAGTATATATGGGAATTAGCATATAAGAATCCAGATATCAAAGCATGGCCCTCGGATGGATGTGCCTCTGAACTTCGTAAAAGCGACACATATAATGCCGCTATCGAAGAGGGTGCCTTTATGCAGTATATCATAGGCATGGATATAGGTCATTTAGGACAGCCTGTGCTCCCCGACGATATCAAATTAAAGACAAATGAAGAATGGGCCTCTAACTTCGCTCATCTGGACCCTCTTCTGGCTATCTGGGCCGAGCGTAAGGCACTCAACAAGATTATAACAGATTACCTGCCTAAAATGTTCTACACGGCACCTGACGGGACTGAGGTTCCTGCCGAGACTATCAGGGGGTCTTTCTACCCGCTATGCCTCACAGGCCGCAGTAGCTCGTCAGCGAGTAAACTGTACCCTTCCAGAAACGAACAGAATGTCGATCCGAGGGTGCGGCCCTGTACGATCCCCAGAGACGGCAATGTTATGGTCAGCACAGACTACAACGGTATGGAGTTAGGGACACTGGCTCAGAAATGCGTATCACTGTTTGGCCACTCGGTCATGGCCGACAATATAAATAGCGGCACAGATAACCATGCCTACCTTGCCGCACAGATAGCTGCTGCTCTGGACGAGCATTTTATCAACAATCTTTCGATACTTGGAATATTGCCAACAGAAAGAGATGCTGTATATAAAGTATTCTCTGAGTATAAAACTTTGAAAGAGCCTTGCGGGTCTGCGGTGTTCTGTGAGAACTTCAAGACTAAACATAAACAAGAAAATAGTGAGGACTTGGACCGCCCGGTACTATGGTCTGACTTCTTTGCGTACTATCGGTTACTGGCTAAACCAACCGGCCTCGGCTTCCCCGGTGGTCTCGGTGCCGCTACTATGGTAGCCTATGCCAAGGGCACATACAAAGTCACCCTGTCCTTTGATCTGGCTAAGAAGCTGAGAGACGTTTGGATGGAAACATATCCTGAGATGAAGCAGTATCTTGATTGGATAAAAAAGCAATGCAAAGACCCTAACCATTCTCCTATAGATGTAGAGCAGGACGATGGCTCTGTGAAGAGTAAAACTTTCTTTGCTTACGATACCCCCAGAGGTATGCACCGGGCTAGATGTGGATTCTGTGAAGCAGCTAACGGTGCCGGGCTACAGGCTTTCTCAGCCGAGGGTGCTTTGGAGGGTCTCTACCAATTCCAGAAAACTACATGGCTGGCTAAAGAGGGTGATCTCTTATACGGCTCTTTCGCTATCAACTTTCTACATGACGAAATAATCTGGGAGACTCCCGGCCCGATAGTCGATAAGCTCAAAGTACAGACAGTAGATAAGATAATGGTTGACGCTATGGAGGTGCTGACACCTGACGTAAAAGCAGGCACAGAGTCAGCGGCTATGTTGAGGTGGTATAAAAAAGCAGAGCCTGTAATAGACGATAACGGAGACTTGGTGCCTTGGGTACCTGAGATAGTTAAGAAAGGAGTAGTATAAGTATGCTTACAGTAATGACAATTTATTTCATAGGACTAATCGTATGTATCGCCGGAGGTGTATGGATTACAGGCAAGTTGGTATTCTTAGCACTTAGTATCTGGTGGTGGGTATATAGGACTGTCAGAATATCCCCTAAACTGAGGGAGTTCATTAAGGCCGATCAAAAAATATATGAAGAAGCTCTTAAAGTAAGCGAAGAGGCTGCTGAGAAAATTAGAGAGGAAATCGAAAAATGAAACCAGTAAACCAAACTATAGTAACTAAAAGTAAAGGTGACTGTATTCGTGCGTGTGTGGCTTCTATGTTTGAGTTGGATATAATCCAAGTCCCTCATTTTCTACTATTCAAAAGTAATTGGTTTTCTATGTATTATTCTTTTATATGGTCTATGGGCTACGACTTAAGTTATATTATATATAATCCCAAAGACAAGAGTAAAAGAATATCCCGTAAGAATCTAATCAACGGCTGTATCATGGCCAGTGTGTTGTCAAAAACGCACGAAGACACTACACATTTAGTGCTCTTGAATAGTGTAGGCAGGGTGATACATGACCCTAATCCCAATAAAAGATGGGAAGGAAGAAATGTTGTCAAAACAGGTGATATCAGAGCATGGTATTCCCTACGCAAGTGTGAGCACGATAAACGAGACTATAGAGATGCTTTAGTTTCTATCGTTGAGGAAATCAACTCTGACAAGTGTAGTGTAAAAGTAATTGAAAACTATGCAAAATATGCTTTGCATGGAAAATTAGGTAAATAAGAAAGGAAAATAAGACATGAGTAAAGAAAATGTAGATTTAAGATACGATGATTGGCGAGAGGCTATTATAAAAATAGCTACAGCAATGGAAGAAATTCAGTTGACTGACCGAGCGTTGTCGCTGTTGATTGCAGATACATGCGGTGTGAAGAGAACTGAAGTGAGAAAAGTTTTAGCTGCCATCCCTGAGTTAGCTGCAAGGTATTTGAAATAAGAAAGAGAGGTATGTCATGTGCAACGAAAAAGAGACATGGGTTAGAGTTCAAGGCTACCCAAACTATTCTGTAAGTTCTCAAGGCAGAATCAGGAATAACTTTACTGAGAAGATTTTGAAGCATCAGAAATCTAAGCGTGGAGGATATTACCCTTTTGTTAATTTGTACAAAAAAGGTAAACGTAAAAATCTAACAGTACATGGAATAGTTATGAGGTCGTTTATAGGTAAACCCCCGGTCGGATATGTGATACACCATAAAGATGCCGACTTAACTAATACCTCTGTGACTAATCTTCAGTATATCACGATATCGGAAAATCTAAGATTACGAAATAAGAGAGGATAATAAGACATGAGTAAAAAAATCTACATAGGTATCGATCCCGACTTGAGGTTACTAAACGCCGCTATCGTCACATACGACAAAAGACCGCTGCAGGTATTCGCCCGACGTAACCCGTTGGGCATCGATGGTCAGGCCGTAGTAAACGCTTCACGAGCAGCCTGCAGACTCATCGAAGATGTTATATCCTACTTTGTTGTCCATGAGGAACTATCACAGTGCGAGACTGTTCTGGTGATCGAGGATCAGAACATGATGCACGTTAAGAAGATGCGGGAGAAGGGTAAAAAGATAAACTACAAAGATATAAAAACACTCGCTCAGGTAACGGGCTGTCTCATGGGTGCCTTTAGTAACATGAGTAATTCTTCGTATCTGGTACAGGCTATCGATTGGAAGGGTACCCTCCCTAAAGACATATCACATGAAAGATATTACACGGCTTTGGGGCTGGAGTCCGACGAGACCAAGAAACTAAAAAACATATATCCTAAAAGCCTCAAGGCCCTAAGCGAGTGGTCCCACGATAAAATAAACCCCGGTGATTTTATGGATATTAACGATAGTCTGGGGCTGGCACTGTACGGGGCTAAGAAAGGTTTGATATAATATGAAAATAGCATCTAAAATGAAACGCTTAATTAAAAAGATGAATAAACTGGACGCCAGATACTCCGCCAAGCGAGGCAAACTATCCGCAGATGTAATGAAGCTGCAGAAGCTGTGCAACCACACCGAAACTGTAGGGAAGGAACGTAGTTGGCATGGTGCTTGGTGCTGTGCCTGTGGTGCCAGAATATAAAAAGAAAGGCCCCCTCCCGACTAAGGGGGCCAATCATGGAAAGAGGTAAAACATGCCTATAGTGCTATTCTTAGTCTTTCACACCCTCACTAAAATCTCTATCTGACCCTGTGGCTTCTTCTTTTGCCCTGCCTACCGTATCCAGCCCGGTTATATCGAATTGGCTGGTGATCGTTCTAAGTCTGAAGTCCTCCGGCGAAAGCCCTTTTACGCCGTCTGACTCACTCCCTAGTGTCCTTGCAAGAGTTTTCTGTATAATTGTTTGGTACGGCCCCACTACGAGTAGCTGGAAGCTCACAAGAGCCTGCACCGCCTCATTAGTAGCCCCAAGTTTACCCGGTATCAGAATATTGGCCAAGACAGGTGGTACTCTGTGTGCTGATACGATGTTCTGGGCCACCACTTCCATATCGAGAGAGAACTGCTTTTCAGTCTTATCTGAGGAGGCCAGCTTATCTACCTGTACTTTACCTTTAGGATCATCTATATTGATTGCTATACTCTTAAAATTGTTACCGCCTCCTACAGAGCCTTGTACGTTATCGGCTAATTCCTTAAACTTATCATCGGGCATTGGGCCAAGGACGGATAAGATATAAGCCAACACACCCCGGTTAGTATAAAAGTCGGACTTATGCTGCACAGCCATCGCCACCAGAGCCACCAGAGAGGATGCCGATAGCCATTCAGGATAGCCATAATATTTACATCTGTTCGACGGTACTGTAAAGGGGATCACCTCGGATATTTGTGTTATGTTCAAGGCACCGTTGGTCAGGGGATCACCGGCTACTTTATTACCTGCATCATCTAGTATGTCTTGCTCCCCGGCATCTTCGGCATAGAAAGTATCCCACACCCACTGTTTGTTTTCCTTACCGAAAAGACTATAGAACCGTGTTCCCACAGCACCAAAAGCATTGCCCATGTATCTGTAGATATAACGATTTTTCCCGTCAACATCTTTGATATGTACCACACGTATATCTTCGTAAGGCAACCAGTTTATACCTACTATAACACCGTCTGCATTTCTATTTATTTCCAGATACCCTGTACCTCCGTCAAGAAAATCCTCTATAGACTTATAGAGCACATCCATAAAACCATGCAATGTCAGAGGGCCTAACATGGTATCTACTTTGGACTCAATAAAAGACTCACCGGTCAGGAGGGACGTTACTTTATTCTCGGTGCCTTTAACATCCGTAGGCGTTGTTTTTTTACTATCTTCAACCTCACCGGCATCGCTTATGAAACCAAGGCCGAGTATGCTGTATTTCTTAGACTGAATACATGACGCATGGTGAGGTGAGATATCTTTCAGTTTGCGAATAAATCCTATATCAACTGGCGGTGGTACACCTTGATTAGAAAACCCTATAGAGGTCTGCTGATTAGAGGGCTGTGCTTCCGTACCCTGCTCTTTTTGAATCTTCAAAAGTTCCGTACTTAGATCAACTATCACAGCCGAATCAGTACTATCTTTAAGAATATTGGAACAGTCTTTGTGTAGTAAATTAATATCCCCGAACATCTGAGGGTAGTCTATTCCAAAACTTTTGACTTTTGGGTTGCCGTCTAGTATTTTATCTGCCGGGTTTACTTCACTCATATTTTACCTTTCTTTTCTACCATCCTATTGCTTTTCTTTCTAATCCAAAGTTATGTAATAAGCACTGACGGGTGTATTATCTTCTACTCTAAAATACCATCCTGCTGGCACATATATCATCACAGTCTCTTTGTCAGCTGTATCATTACTATTAGTTTTAGCGACTACTACTGTTGGAGGTGATACAATTCCAAGTTTAATGGATGTCCCTGGATTTCCTGCTGTTAGTTGTATAAGAAATAAAAACGCATTTTTTGTCGTAGATACTTGATAAGTAGTATCCTTGACCACAGTTATATCTGTCGGGCCAGCAGGGAATTTTTTGGGGATAGGCAACAATAAAACAAAAGCCCCGTCAACATCGAGTGTATGATCGTATCTTACATTATAGTACTTTCCTGCTTCTACTTGACTCACGGGTATGTCAGTCGTACCGTCCTCCATAAATAAGGGTTGTGCACCAATCAGAGTACATACAGTCTGCCCTACGTTTGCCGTCATATTACCTATGTTGGTAGCGTTGGCCTTAAAGCTGAATATGGCCCCATCCAATAAACTATAATCCTTTATCACAGGAGTAGCAACACGCAAACCAGAGGCCCCGGTAACAGGTGTCAGTACTACTGTGTTCGCCGCACCGCTGTCTAACATACTCTGAGCACCCACAGCATTTGCAAACGATGCTTTAGCTAATTGTGTAGGATCGGCAGCATCCAACGCTTGCCCTGAGTCAGTTACGGCTCCTTGAAGTTCTGCTCTCCTGTCGTTATATTCAGACGCTGCATGTACCTCTGTAGCCGGAGCAGGGGTTGTAGTTCCGTCATAATCTGTTTTTGTTGTTATATTATCCATAAGCCTATTATACCTCTAATCGATTAGTATAGCTACAATTTAATCAAAAACTATTACGACATTCGCTGGTGTTACTTTTCTAAATACACACTTCAAAATATCAGTCCTGAATGATCCGGCAAAAGGATAACCGGGAAATACTGTAGCGGCATCAAATATATACTGAGTGTTTGCAGCCAAAGCGACTATCTGTGCTTGATCTATTCCGAAAGTTACTGTAATTGTTCCAGTAGCAGAGACATCCACCCCCGTACTGGCATAAGTAAAAGTATTTCCTGTAGGTATAGATACCACTGTAAACGTACCGTTAAATCCTGCCTCCACAGCCCCCGCTATAACTACCTGCCCTTCGCTAACCATAGTGGATGTGTCGGTTACTGTAGCAGTCACCACGTTTGTTACTCTGGTCAAAGATACTCCAGACTCAAAGCCGCTACCAAACGGGTAACTGAAAGCCCCTGCCGTTACCGTAGGGGGAGACACCAGCAATACAAATCTATTCAAAGGGTCGTCAGCTGCTTCCGTTCCTGCACCTCCATTATATATGTTGGAAACAACCGTATCTGTTATTAACTTATTATACGCACGAACATCGTCAATTTGTCCATCAAAAGTAAAGTCACTTGCCGACCTATTTCCTAAATATAGAACGCTACCAGCATCTGAGTCGGCTGTTCCTGTAGGTATTGAAACCTGTGTAACTACCACAATCAAATTGTTTACATATATCGTTGGTATGTTGGAAACACTACTATTATCGTAAACAACGCAGATATTGTTATATTGGCCAGAAGGTACAGGAAACGTCCAAATGCCATCAGTGCCTGTGAATGTATGAACAAATCGCATGGTCGTGTCGTTAGTACTCATAGAGCAGTACCATTGCGTCTTATCCAAAAATCTACCGAATGTGCCTTCGCCAGAAGTAGAGGCATTTAGCCATCCACATATACTACCTCCTCCTACAAAAATGTTATCGAGTATAGCAGGGGATGCTATGTTTATTTTAGAATCGGCCCCGTCAAAGTCTCCGGCTAAACTTATTTTTCCTGTACTATAAGACATAGTGGTATCAGACCCGTCATTACCATTGGCCGTACTATCTATAGAATCCCCGTTCATTTTCCAGTGGCCAACCAATCCCTCATCCAACAAACCTTGACTGCCGGGCCTTATATCCCACTCAGCCGCAGGCACACCCGTTACACTCTCAGCCAAAGCCCCATAATCAGCTATTGTTATTATATGTATCTTTTTGAGCTTATCAAGAACGTCCGATCTTCTGGTTATTATATCCTCGGCAGCACTTCTGCACTCGTCAGGAATACCTACAGCAATTTCCCACTCTGATATCAGTTGTAGGGTGTCATTGATATTCCACTGTACAACCATCTCATATATCTTTTCCTCTAAAGCATTAATCTCTGTAGATAGACTGAGCAACAGTTTATAGAAGGTGGACTCCTTATCCCCCTTGGAGTTCCACACCATTCCTTGCGGCAGGCACTTAGAAAACAACCCTGTTTGTTGTTCGTTTGTTATCGGTTTATAATCGGATGCTTTACGCAAATGTCACCGTCCCTAAAACTCCCATACTCCCATTACCTACCGCCACATCAGCGGATGGTGTGTCCAATGAAAATACATCTACAAATTGTCCGGTCTCCAAGTCTTGTGTGTTCTGGATAGCCGCCACTAATTGATTCACTTTTATACTCTCAGCAAACCCTGCACTATCTTCAAAAGATGCAGATAAACTGTTTTCTATAGCGGTACGCATACCTGTAGTATCTGGAGACAATCCACTGATGGTAATATCCACGCTACTAAAGAAAGGCCCTGACACTATCACACTATCTTCTGTAGAATGAGCAGGCAGCTTTTCTATTATCTTTGCTTTCACATTAGTTAAAGTGGTTGCACTCGGAGTAGGAGGAGAATTGTTATCTTCTAAAATAAATACATAGACAAAACCGGGTTGAGGTATATTTTTCAACCTATCCAGACTAACTGTGATAGTGCCTCCTGCTGGAGAGCCTGTAGCAATAGGAACAGCAAATGTAAAAGATGTATTAGCAACTATACTGATGATCTCCCAATCGGCATTGTAGTCCGTATCTGTGGCCCCTGCTATAGTTATCACAGAGCCTGCATACAGATTACTTGTGTTTGTGATAAGTGCTGTAGCCGTACCACCGGCCTGTGTGATGGAGGTGACACTTCTTGCTGCCACATCGGTATTATCTGTAGTATAGTCGAGGGATGGATTAGTTATAAAAACACGAGTGGCTGTAGGGATAGAAAGAGCGTCCAATCTTATCTGGGCATTAGTGAATACACCGGGATCGATGGAGTTGGCCAGCAACACCCTTTCCCTCAAACTCTCATCGCCCTCAACATCAGAACCTCCTGTTAAGCCATCCCTATTAACCGTTCCTTGTGTGCCAGCATCAAGACCGGGCACAGTAGACTGTAAAGTTAGTAAAGCACCCACACTTAAATTTTTATCTGTGCCTATGGACACACTCTCGATAGGAACATCTGCAAACTCTGAGCTATAACTACCACTATCAGCAGCCGCTGCAGGTTCAGACAAGGCTGTGTACTGAAAAGTATTTTCATCCAAGACAGTTATGGCAAAAGTGCCGTTATAGTCAGTATCTACAGCCCCTGAAATCACAGTAGATAAACCGTCCACGAGACTGTGGACTACCGGCGTAACTGCTGTAATGGTTGTACCACTTTTAGTAAGAGCTACTGATCCTGTCTGTGCCGAAATGATTGCAGCGGACGTACTGGAATACGAACTATCCAGAGGGGCGGATGAGGCAAATACTGAGCCTAATGGTATGATAGTAGCTAAAGTCCCTGTGACAGCTATACGACCCTCTGCTACTGTGCCCGACACTCTGGTCAAAGCGTTTATGCCTGCCCAGAAATCCAAAAACTCTCCGCTGGCGGTCTGAGGGAAAAAGTCGTTTAACGCCGCTTCTATATTCCTTTCGGCGGCATATATGAGTATAGAGTTGGCTGCTACCAAAGTCCTTATAAAACTGCCGTCTATGGACGGGTCCAACTCAGGCAGGTTAGTTGTTACAGCAGCATTACCTATACTATTTAATTCTTCTATGGAATATAATTCAATCGGCATCGGTTAGGTTTCCTAAATCTGTAAGTAACCAATAATCAAATTTTTTAGTTTCGCCTTCTTTTACATTTATTTCTATATTTAATTGCATACCACGAGCATCTATTTTTGTCGTACTTACATCTATCTCTGATGCTACCTGATCGTCTATCAAAGGCTGTAAAGAGTTCTCGGCCCAATTAGCTATTTTATTCCTTATCTCTTGAGTGTTTCGTACCTGAGACGCTAACCATATCATACCACCTAACTCGGTATCACGCAAGATGTTTCCTATCCATCCTCGTCTTCGAGAAGGATCGCTAACCTCAGAGGGGGCTGCTCTGGCATCCGTAAATAGTAGTACAGCCACTGTCGTCTCTAATCCGTCAACAGTCTCCAAATCCTGTTCGCCTACCACAAGATCAAAACACCCTTGATCGTTTTGTTTTACAAGCAAGTCCTGAGCCATTACGACGGTCCTCCTGTGTTAGCCCCACCTGATGTTACCCCTGAGTGTGTGTGGACGTCATAGCTTGCCACAGAAGGCGTTATGAGGTCGTTGGCATCTACATCACCTGTTACATCTACATCGCCTGTAACATCCACATCACCGGTGATATTAACTTTTCCCACAGCATTGATTATAGGGGCCGTTATATCTACCCTGACAGGACTATCCACTGCGATGCTCCCGTCCGCTTTGAAATATACTGAAGCACCGGTTAAATAATTACCTATTTTAACTTCGCCCTCTTCCAACCCGGTAAACCTCAGATCGGGCCGATCCACCATAACAAACGTACTATTGCCATAGCCATTAGCACTAATAGCCACACCAAAAGAGGACCGCACTGGCAGGCCATTGACGATGGCTCCGGGGGGATTAAAACTGATACCGTACATACCGAGGACTCTTAAATCCTGCGTCTTACCAAAAAACGAGCATCTTATTTTTTGAAATAATCCTGTGTCTTTTGTGAACAACACCTTTACCAGTTCTATAAGACTAGTCATTGATCCACCCCAATCCAGCATCTGATTGTTGTGCGTCTCTCAAACTTATAGCAGCCTGTGTAGTGTAGGCATCCTTGTTAGTTATAGTGAGTTTGGTAGTCCGGCCTTTGCTATTATCTATTTTATACTTAACAGCCTTTATTAAAAACTCTCCACTTATGCCCGACCTCTCATCCCTTACTGTAACAAACTGATTAGTACCCCACAACAGCCTATCGCCAAATCCCTGCACAACAACTCTATACTCAAAACCTCTGGCCCGCCGAACATTAGACTCCTCCTGTGCTCTTTTTTTACACTCAGCAGAACTGCTTGACTCTTCCTCCATTTTTATTTCCAACACCCTATGACCTGTAATAGACAAGTCCACAGTACTACCCTCAGCGTCTACCTCATTATTGCCCCAACCGTCAGCACTTTGAGCTTTACACGTATACAAGCCGAACCTGCTGGAGATGTCGTATTTAGTTCTGTAGTCTATAACATTATTTCTGTTGCTGCCTGCACTATCAGAGAATAGATTAATTAGATTATTGCCTGTCTTGATTCCTGCTGCTTTGAAAAAAACCAAATTACCTACGTTATCCGTATTCAAAAACAGTTGTCTCTTGCGGCAATACTTTTGTAAAAAAGATATGGCGGTCTGGCCTGTTTTACATGCAACTATTTCCTCTTCAGTAAAAGGTTCTATCTTGCTCCCAGAAGAATTTATAACTCCTATTTGGTTTGACAGTCCCATAGACCGTATTATCTTTCCTGCGATATCAAAGATATTAACACCCTCGCTATATACCTTACTATCGTCCGGCACCGTACTGTCTATCAAATCCCCTGTAATATCCCTACCGGCTATTGTTATATCGTCTGAAAAAGCATCCCCCTCTAATGACGTTGTATAACAAT